TATGGAAAAACGTATTGACGATTTGTATACATTGATTGCGGGGAAATAAATGAAAGCAACGCCTGCTGCACTAGCAGTACTACGTCAAGCAACAGCCCTGCACCCTAAGCGCAAGAAGGCAAGCGATGGACTGCTACCTTCTGTTGCCCACCAAAAACAGAACCCTGACTCAGACCACAACACGGGTCTTGCAGTTGACTTAACCCACGACCCAGAAAATGGTATTGACTGTGTTACGATATTTGAAAAACTTAAAGAAGATGAGCGTGTGTCGTATCTTATTTTTCAGGGAAAGATTTGGTCTAAAGAAAAAAGCAAGTTGGGAAACAGACGGTACACTGGGTCTAATTCTCATAACAAGCATCTACATATTTCTATTAAGTCCACTATGGCTACCGATACTTCTCCGTGGTTTTGGTGGATGAATCAACCTAAGACTCTTAATCAGGTTATTGCATCATTGAGTTCTATACCTACAAAGAAAGCATATAAACCTAAAGTTTGCACCTGCTGTGAATTACACAGGGCAAAGCCCTAATCCCCTAGGAGGATATAATGGAGCAATTCAAACAACTCGCACTATCTTGGTTCCGTGCTGCGGCTGCTGCCGTGGTCGCCATCTATATGACTGGTGAGACCAACCCAAAGACCCTTGCCGCTGCAGCCCTTGCTGGCGTGGCTGGTCCAGTCCTCAAGTGGCTTGACCCATCTGCCACCGAGTTCGGTCGCGGCTCAGAATAGTACTCATATAGGGCTCTAGCAGCCCCGTAAAGACAAGAAACCCCCTTACCTTAGTGATTATACTAGGGCGAGGGGGTCTTTTGTCGTTTCTAAAGGGTTACTTTTTGCGCTCTTCCTCTATTTGCTCGAGCCAATCGGTGTACTGCTTGCCTCGGATGCGAGCCTTTACTTCATAGTAGAGTGCTTCGAGGACATAGAATACGGTGATACCTGTAAGTGAAGCCAACGCTACTTGTAAAAAGTTTGACATAGTACTCCTTAGTATATTATAATATATATATTATCATACAAGGCCAAAGGCCTTTATATAATTACTTACATAACTAAGTATACACATCCAATATCTAATTGTCAATTCTTTAAACAATTGACACCTAAAGGTGTCTGTGTCTATAATAAGATTATGTCAATTAAACTAGAAGAATACACTCTACCAGAGCACATATCCTACTCTGCGTTCAGTACCTACCTTACTTGTGGGTACCAATACTACCTCGGCAGACTCCTCAACAAGGAAGAAGCCCCATCCGTCTGGTCCGTTGGAGGCTCAGCGTTCCACTTAGCGTGTGAAAACTACGATAAGGAGAACATGTGACTATAGCAAATACACTATGGGCTACCGCTTGGGACTACTGCAAGGGCGATACCGACCTAACCAATGCTCGCGTTGGAGGCCGTGCCACCAAGGCTAACCCTAACAAGGAAGACCAGACATTCTGGCAAGAAGCAGGACCACGTTGGGTAGAAGCATACATGGCATGGCGCAAGACCAACCCTAACTGGAAAATCTGGACAGCACCAGATGGCAACCCAGGGATTGAACTTGCTCTGACACCTGTCGTCAAAGATGTGGCAGTCAAAATGATTATCGACCGTGTTTTTGAGGTCAACGGTGAACTTGTAATTGTCGACTTAAAGACATCTCAGAACACGCCAACCAGCAGCCTACAACTTGGGTTCTATAAACTAGGTCTCGAACAACAGTTCGGTATTGAAATCAAATGGGGAACCTACTACATGTCTCGCGGTAGTAACATCTCTGATATGGTGGACCTGTCCGAGTACACCTACGACAAGATGGAATACCTCATAGAAACATTTGACAAGGCTCGCAAGGATGCTATATTCTTACCCAACACAAACAGTTGTCAGTACATGTGTGGACTCACAGAGTACTGCCAATTCTCGATTAAGAAGGATAAATAAATGGCAGAAGACTGGAAGTTACAAGTATCATATAAGACCCCCTCTGGGGATATGATTAACATTCGTGCTCATACTAACGATGAACTAAGCGTTCTACTCGAAGGTATTGGCGATTATTCAACTCAGATTGCCGCAGTTCAACGTTTGGTAGTTGGTGCGTATGGGTTAGCCCCTTTGGCAACGCCGCCTTCAACTCAAGGCACAACGCCATCCATCTCCTCCGCTCCACCCCAGGCTCAGGCTCCGTCCGCTACGGCTCCAGCAACCCCCGTACAGGGTGGACCGACGTGCCAACACGGACCTCGCAAGTACAAGTCGGGAATCTCCAGCAAGACAGGAAACCCATACGCGATGTGGGTATGTCCGATGCCTCAGGGCGCGGACCAATGCAAGCCAGTCAACTAATACCAGAAGAATTTCCATTTTAAAGAACTAGGAGGGGAGCCGATGAGAACATTAGTACGAGCAGTAGGTCGTGCCTCTATCGGAGGGGAACCTCTTCCTAGTTCTTTTAGAGCGTTTGAAGCGAACAAGATTATCATCCGTCGTTCAGAAGTTTCTATGTTTGCAGGTGCTCCAGGAGCAGGTAAATCTACTCTTGCTCTGGCACTTGCACTCAAAACTAACGTGCCAACGTTATACATATCGGCAGATACCAATGCACATACAATGGCTATGCGTTTAGCATCTATGATTTCTGGCAAGAGCCAGTCAGATGTAGAACAGAAACTTAATACTGATGTTGGTTGGACGAAAGCAGTTCTCCAAAAAGGAAATCATATAGTCTGGTCGTTTGAATCATCACCAACACTAGAAGACATCGATGAGGAAGTCCAAGCCTTTGAGGAACTATGGGGATGTAGTCCTCACCTCATTATCTTGGACAACCTCATGGATGTCGCAACAGACGGAGGCGAAGAATTTGCTTCCATGCGTGCAATTATGAAGGAGTTGAAGTTCCTTGCTAGAGACACTAACGCTGCGGTTGTGGTATTACATCATACTTCGGAAGCAGTTCCTGGGAATCCTTGTCAACCAAGAAGTGCTATCCAAGGAAAGGTATCCCAACTTCCTGCTCTTATATGCACGCTTGGTACCGTTGGCACATCGATGGGCGTGGCGTCAGTCAAGAATCGCTACGGAAGAGCAGATGCAAATGGAACGCTCATGACTTGGTTAGCATTTAATCCAGAGTACATGTACATTGAAGATATTCCAGAAAACACATGACACATGAACATGAATTTGTAAAAGATTTAGACGGGCAGATAACCTGTTCTATATGTGGCGCAATGGATGATGAGAAAGAGTTGGAATGACAACACGCAAATCACACAAGGCTAGAGGAGCAACATATGAAACAGACATACGAGACTGGTTTAGAGCAAATGGATACGATAGTGAACGACTTGCTCGAACAGGTGCAAGAGATGAGGGCGATGTTGTTGTCCGCAAGGACTTCCTTGGAAGCATTGGGGTTATCGAATGCAAAGCCCCAGGGGCGGGCAACGCTATTGACCTCAGCGGTTGGCAAAAGGAATCTCAAGTTGAAGCAACGCATTATGCGGAAGCAAGAGGCATCGACCGCGGAGCAATACTTCCAGCGGTCCTTATTAAAGCAAGAGGTAGAGCGATAGAAGATTCGTATCTAGTATTAAGGTTGGGCGATGTATTTGGTAGATGATTTACCAGACATAGTGGCGGTGTTGAAGCACTACGGTGCCAACATTAACCGCTCATCTGGTCAAGTCAATATCAAGTGTCCGTTCCACAACGACTCGCATGCAAGTGCAAGTTTCAATACAAGGCAGAACATATTTAATTGCTTCGCGTGTGGTATGCAGGGCAACAGTATTCAAATAATTGCTAGGAAAGAAGGGTGTGATATACGTGAAGCAAAGTCTATCGCAGAAGGAATTACTGGGGAGAGCAACGAGCAAGTACGCGGGAAGCATCTCTCTGGCGGAAGATTACCTAGCAAGTCGGGGAATAAGCAAGGAAGTAGCGCGTCTGGCGCGATTAGGCGTAGTAGAGGAGCCTGAACCTGGACATGAACAGTACACGGGTCGCCTTAGTATACCGTATATTACAAAGACTGGCGTTGTTGACCTGCGCTTTCGCTCTCTTAACCCTGCCGTTGAACCGAAGTATATGGGTATGGTTGGTGTTGATACTCGCATGTACAATGTACTTGATATTGAAGTGGCTGGAGATTGGATTGGTGTCTGCGAGGGCGAGTTGGACACACTCACAATGTCTAGACTCGTTGGTATCCCCTGTGTCGGAGTCCCAGGAGCCAACAGTTGGAAGAAGCACTATACAAGATTGCTTGCAGATTTTGAGAGAGTCTTTGTCTTTGCCGACGGTGATGCCCCAGGGCGTGAATTTGCGGCAAGTCTGGCAAGAGAACTCCCAGTCACAACGGTCACCTTCGGAGACGGGGAAGATGTTAACAGTGCTTACATCCGACACGGAGCACAATTTATTAGAGAAAAGATGGGGTTGAACATTGATTGATATTCCACCATGCGCATTATGCGGACAGCACTTTGATAACATCTTCGAGGCTACTGACCACATGATTGATGACAATGAAGAAGAAGAATTTAATCCCGAGATAATTTTACCTAATGGGTATAGGCTACTAGTTGGTAGTCTCCTACGTCAACTCTTTGATAAGGCTGATAACCCAGAGGAAGTGCGAGACATCGCCCAAATGACTTACGGAACATTGTATGCAGCAGAATCAGATGTGGGTTTGATGAAGAAATTAGTTGAAGATGCAATAATCCATGAGCACATGTCAGAGATAGATGATGAATTAAAAGAACTACTAAACAAGGGAGAAGAAGATGGCAAACAATAAGTTTGTTAATGACTTAGGGAATACTACTTCTGAACTGTTTGACTTGCTTCTATCGAAGCATGCAGACTACGGTCCGAAGAACATAAGTGACAGCCCTGGCGGTCCATTAAATGGGCTACGCGTGCGAATGCACGACAAACTGGCACGAATCAATAACCTAGTCAACACAAACAAAAATCCAGAACATGAATCACTTGAGGATTCTTTCAAGGATATGGCAAACTATGCAATCATTGGATTGCTAGTACTGAGAGGGCAATGGGATAGCGAATGAAAATCTTTGGACCATACAAAGGAAGCAAAGCAAACGGTGGGAGACCAATCTATGTCATCAAGCGCAAAAAGAAAGATGGCACAACTGAAACGACTTCGACCAACAAGGCACGACTTGACTTTGAGCGGGCTACTGGCAAGACTCTGGCTCGCAATACTGACGTTGACCATAAAGATAACGGAGGACGAGCAGGAAAAGACGGCATCGGAAACCTACAAGCAATGAGCCATTCAAAGAATGTTGCTAAAGAAAATGTTCGTCGAACAGTCAAGAAGGCTGTCAAAAAAACAATTAAGAAAGCGGTTAAAAAGAAGCCATGAAAACTATAGTTTGCATCTCCGACCTCCAGGTACCATACCACGATGTAGAAGCCACCAAGGCTGTGGCTAGATTTATCAAGGCGTACCAACCAGATACTGTTGTATCCTGTGGTGATGAGATGGATATGCAGACTATCAGTAAATGGAGCAAAGGTACCGAACTAGAGTTTGAGCGTTCTATCGGACGAGATAGAGACCTCACTCGTCAAGTTCTATACGACCTAACTATTGAACACATGGTTCGCAGTAATCATACAGATAGATTGTTTAACACAGTTGCAATGCGAGCACCAGGATTACTAGGTCTACCAGAGTTACAACTTGAAAACTTTCTTGGCTTAAAAGAACTAGAAATTCAATATCATGCCGACCCTTATGAACTAGCCCCAGGCTGGTTACTTATGCATGGTGATGAGGGCAACGTACAGCCCACAGCAGGGGCTACAGCCCTTGGTTTAGCCAAGCGTAGCGGTATGTCTGTGGTGTGTGGTCATACTCACCGCATGGGTTTGACTCATCATACTCAAAGTTATCGTGGCGGTAAGCCTAAGACTATTTGGGGTATGGAACTGGGCAACCTTATGGATTATCGTAACGCTAAGTACATCAAGGCTGGGCTGTTCACATGGCAGCAAGGCTTTGGCATCCTTCACGTTGACGGCAACACAGTTGTTCCACAGATAGTACCTATCGTTAACAATTCATTTACCGTAGAAGGAAAAACTTGGAAATGGTGATGGATTGGAGTCACATTGAACCTTGGGATTACATTGTAGTTAATGTTTCTTCTGAATACCATAAGAAGTATAACATGGTAGAACTAGACGACATTAAACAATCATTGTATGAATGGTTTCTTAAACATCCTAACAAGTTAACCGAATGGGAATCTATTGGGCATAAAGATGCCAAGAATTTAATCTATCGTTCCCTTCGTAATCAAGCATTAGATTATTGTCAGTATTGGAAAGCAAAATCAATTGGCTATGAAGCCTCAGACTTGTTTTATTATGAGTCAGAAATGGTGGAAGCCTTGCTTCCAACTATTTTGCGCGATGACTTTACTGTAATGCCAGTGCTTAACTTAGGTAGAACAGGACGACCACCAGCACCATCAGAGGGCGGTAACATGATGGCGATGATGGTCGAAATTAAATCAGCATACAATAAACTTAATGCAGAGGATAAGACTGTATTGTTTTATAAGTATGTTGAGTCTTTAGATTACGCTGCTATCGCCAAAGAGATGGAGATAGGCAGCGAGGATGCTGCTCGTATGAGGCACAATCGTGCCATCAAGAAGTTAATCAATCGTATCGGGGGTTACAAGCCATACCTAGATAAAGATATTGCTAAGCCAGTAACTCCCGTAGACGATGGACAACCAGAGCATGTAGAAGAACCCAATGATGAGTAGTGGTACAAGGATAGGCGATAGTATCTTAATAAATAGTTTCAGATATCTTATCCTGTTCTGAGTTATAGAACTCGTATGCTTCATGTGCAGCAATCTCTTTAGCGCGTGCAGTCCTCATGTGTTCTAAGAGTGCTCCTGGAGTTATTAAGTAACCCCTTGAAGGATTAGGTTGAATATCACAAGTGATTGGCTTACCAATTTCCCAGATAACTTCTTTGAGTCTAAATAATGGAACTATAAGTACCGAATCTTCAAGTACAAATCCCCAATGCGTAGCCTGACTAACGCGAATCCCAGATGGCTTCCATGCACTGTCACTCTGATAGTAACACTCAGTCTCAATGTATAGATTGCCTGTCTTGACCCACTTCTTGTCAGTCTTAACCTCTACTGTGTCTAGGTGGAGTAGGTCTGCAACCCTACTCTCACCCTCTAGTCCTGCCCTGTAATCTAAGTCCCAGTTGCTATCTTTCATTTATCCTCCAAGTATTTTTTGAATGCCTTGTCCCAGTCGTAGTCTTTAAAGTATTGCTCGATACCTTCTATGATATTTTGTTGTAGTACTTGCATCTCATTCTCTGTCATTAGAACTCCAATCCTACATACCAGAATCCAAATTGTATATCAATAAAGTATTTGTTTACAGTAAAGCCGATACCAAGACCAGATATGCGACCATATGTAAACCAGTACTTGCCTATTTTCTTTTCCATTTACCCTCCTGTAGAATAGAAGCCTGAGCCATTGAACTTAACTGGTGGCGCGGAGTACACCCTAGTCATGGGGTCATTACATGTATCGCAGTAAGGTATGATTTCATCATCTGACATACCTCTGGTGATAACGACGAACTCCGAATCGTTCTCACATTTGTATTCATAACTAGCCACGAAGATTACCTCCACGATTCTGTAAATTTTCCATGATTCTAAGATAGTTTTTAAGGTTCTGCGCTATCTCTTTTGCCAGGTAACGCGCTTCCAACTTGGGGTAATCGTACATCTCAAGTGTGCGTTTGATTGTAGTGACATCCCCAGGGTCTTGATAAGGATTCTCAACCCTGGGACGATTCCCTTGTCTAGGCATTAGTACCAACCCTTCCGCTGATGAAACTTCCATGCCATGCATGGTGTGCCGTATCTGTGCATAATATAGGCGAAGCCTCTGTCAATCTGTAATGGTGCAGGAGTCTTAGGGTCTAGCCCAAGTATCTGAGGTATACCGCCAGCGTTCTTGCCCATTACTTTTACCTTGTTGTATGCCTCTGACCGCCAGTTGGATTCCTGCGTCCACAGTTTATCTAAGCACTCGTACTGATTGCCAGCCCACGCTAGCACTACATCTTGAGCATAAGCCTTGCTATCTTCAACTGCCCATTCCCTCTGCGGTATTTCATCTACCGAAGGCTCATTACTGCGCCCGATAAGATAAACGATAAGCCCAAAGATAAATAGTACTGCAAGTTTCTTGTTCATTCTGGTACCTCAATCCAAGGCTTGAGCGCCTTATAACTTTCCAAGGCTTTTCCTTCGTCTGACATTTTATTAAACAATTTACCCGTCATCATGACACGCTCACCAGCAAGCATACCACCCCAAATACCAAATGGCAAATTATTTGGCTTCATGCCTTCATCTAGACATTCTTCCTGCCTATAGCAGGAGTTGCATAGGGCAATAGCCCTGTTTACTTCTTTAACTAGCGGTATCATCCGCCTAGCCGTTGGTTGCCCAGGACCTACCTCTGGGTACCATGCATCAGGGTTGGCATCTCCTGTGCATTTACCATGTAGTGTGCTAATCATCCCCCCACATCCTATCTGGCTCTTGGTATCCGTCGTCTTCTTCTTCGTCTAACCCTAGCGCTATGTCGTCCTCTAGTGGTGGCTCGTAACTCATGAACTTACCTCCTGCTCCAAATCAAAGACACAGTAATCGGCAAACTCTTGACCGTACTCGTCCACTGTGATGTTGTATGCAATCTTTAGTGCTTGGTCTTCCGACTCTACATCTTCAATCGTTAACCATTCTTCATACTTTACTCTTACTCGTATACTGTTTACCATTATGCCACCTCTCTTAGTAGTAGTCGGACTTCTGCTATTCGTGCGTTCTGTGCGCTTTCATGCCTGCCACTATACAGACCTGATGTACTGGTTAGCATTTGCAGGTAGTCAATCAAGACTTCCCGCAATTTTTCTCTTTGTTCTGTTGTCATGATGCTCCTATCCTGCATTGTGTGAGGGTACGAATACTTTGTACACCTCTACATTGGTTAGTTCCTTACCCCACTTTAGGGCAAGTTCTTTGGTATCGAACGGACCATAATGCACCAGTCCGTCAGAAGTTTGTGTCGAAGTTATCCAGCCAGCAACCCACATCCCTGCGAATGGGTCTGTCTGTCGGGCTAACCCGACACTAGTATCCGAATGAGTCGTTGTAGTATCCACTTTGTCTCCCTTTTGCACTATAGGCGTATTTGTCTTTTTCTGGTGTCCAGCATAGGCATGTATCTTGGTACATACCATCACAGTCAAAGCATGTGTAGCACATCTCACAGTAGTACGGGTTAGAATCATCTTCTGCTATACCCAAGCAATGAGCGCACTCAGTAAGGTATGCACTTTCCGAGTACCCGCTATCATTAAGCGCCGAAGCCGACGCCGTACTGGGCAAACTGTAGTAGGTAGCCCATGTAGATTGTTTGTAGGTCGAGTTAGACCACCACATTCCCTTGTCATCCCAGAACCCTGAACTCTCATTGACAATGTAGCATGTCTCCTTAGCGTTAGGGTCTAGGGTAAAGATAGCAATCTTGCTACCTAGTGACCACTTGCTAAGCATAGACCACACATGGTCATCATCTAGCGCGGTGACACCACCCATAGCAGGTAATGTATCCTCTGCAAAGATACGCGTATCACTACGGCGGTCACCAGCCTGAATGTTGATGTCAAGAATACCATTGTGTGCAAGGTATGTATCGTATGAGTTAGGCACCTTGAATGGGTGACAGTTCTCCTCATTCTTTACACCATGCGTAGCAAAGCGAGCATGGAACATAGCATAACTAGACGGGAACTCCTTGCGTACTTCTAGGAACTGCTTGATTACTTTTTTGCTAGACATACCACGACCTGTGACAATGCCATTGGGCGTGATAACTGCAAAGCCGAAGCCATGCGGATTATTACATGATGCACATTCCAAATCCTTTTTAGCAGGAGTTGAATTGGGCGAGGCTACTACTAATAAACACATCTTACACACTCTCTTTCTGTCGGGCTAACCCGACGCTAGGTATTAGTCTATCTATACGAGATACAAGTTGTGGATACAATTCTTCATGCTCGAAGATGTACCACATGAAACTATCAGCGGTAAGTGCTCCGTTGATTACATCATTGGCGTTAAGGGTTCGGGTATACTCAACGCTGGCATGCGCTAAGTCTAATTGGGCTTTGATAGTCTCACCATTGACGCTACCTCGGAAGATACGCATCTCTAGTGTCTCTTGATTGTTGGTATTAACTGCTGAGTAGCGGTCTGAACCGCGATAACCTAACTTGCGCTTGAAGGAACGAGTGGTAACCGTCTGAGTAAAACCATGGTCATCCTCAATGGGTCTACCATCTCTGTCTCGTACATAATCATTTACCATGATGTCTGAGAACTTAGCCCATTGCTCGGATGAGCGACCTGCTAGTGTCTCATAGAACTCTTGATTGGAATACACAAGGTTGAGGAACCTGTGCATGTGTGAACCACCATTGAAGCCTGTGCGTGAGATGTGAATGTGCAAGCCACAGGTACGAGTATCCCATGCCTTGACCATAATGCCTCTCTTGCTACGCAAGTCCTCTAGTACAGTCCACAATTCCGTAGCCTCATTCTTGAAGAACTCATGAGACATTGGATGCGTAACTATCTCGAAGCCATCACTAAGTGAGCCATCATACTTTAGATAGGCTAAGTCTAGCCCTTCTAGTTTGTAAGCGTGCATAGCAGAATCATTCTTGCTATCCTTAGCCTCTACCTCTATCTCTATCCCAAAGAACAGGCGTTCTTCTTTGTCGGTACTATGGAAGATAGCATCAGGGCGGTAACTGTAATCATGAATGATACGGCTACCTTCATCATCTGTGATGCATGAATCGCAACCTTCTGCGTTCCATTCGTTACAGTCCTCACAATAGTAAGCATCATCAGTGCAACCTTCACACCAATTCTCACCTCTGTCTG